TCGCGTCGGGCTCTGATGAGTCGGGCCACAGGACCGCGCTCCCCTTTGACCTGCCTAGAGAGGTCATCGATGGCGAGCTTGTCTGCATCTTCTGAGAGATGGATGTGGCCTGACTCGATCATTCAGAGAGCTCTTACGCTGTCAAGCAGTCAGTGATGACGTAGCCGAGTGAAGCGTCGATGAGCTTGAAGTTATGAACCTCCTCGGCGTAGACGTAACGGCGCGTCTTGTCGAGGCTGTCATACTGACCAGCGATCATACCACCGAACTCAAGATTAAGAGCTGCTGTAGGCATACCCTTAACATTGCCGCTCTTTTGGACGATAGCGTCTGAACCGCGAAGAATACCCATAAAGATAGTCTCACCGTTCCAGATGTAACTCTCGCTAGAGGTCGCGCCAGGTACTGCCGTGTCTTGGAGAGCTGCGCCGACATGAATGTTAGGAATGCCGAGCACGTCACGAAGCACCGCGATAACTGCGCTATCGTTGAGGATGCGATTCCCTGCAGCGATCCCCGCTGAGCTGTCACCAACATAACCACGGATCTCAGGATTACGAGCAAGCGCGCGGAATACGTCACGACCTAAGATGAGGGTGTCAGGGTTGATGCCATGAGCGTTACTGTAAACAGTGTCTTTAGTCTCATGGAGATACGTGAGAGGCTCAGCGCCGGTCGCGTCGAACTTAGTGCCAGGTGTGGCAGTGTAGCTCGCGAAGTTGGTTGTGGCGTCAAAGAGAAGATCTGCGGCGCGCTTCTCCTTAGCGAGCTTCATCACGCGGCTCACCTTCTTAGCGATGCGTGCCTCTTCGCTCCCTGGATACTGAGAGTCGAAGATGTCCTCCATAGCGATACTGTCTTGCGCCGCGTAGATGAGAGCCTTAAAGGTCTGTGAGCTACGGTCGAAGCCACCGATAGAAGCGCGTGAGGCACCAGGAGCGCGTTCAAGGTCGAGGCCTGCGCCTGCGCCCATGAAGTTTCGCGTTTCCTCCAAGAGGATCGTGCCTGAGCGCTCAGGTACGGTGATCGTCTCGAAGATCTGATCAGCGATGAGTTGGTTATCAGATGGGACCGCCTCGACGACGAGGTTGGTTAAGATCTGATCGACTGGATGTAGATTGCTGTATGAGCTAGCCATTAGTTAATCTCCTTAGGATGCAGTGAGAGCCACAGGGCCTGTGAAGATCACGTTGATTTGATCACCACTTGCTGCTGAGACTTGGTTAATGTTCGGGAGCATACGCGCTACAGCGTAGTTACCAGCGCCCTCATCAAAGGCCACGAGCTTTCCGTCAGCGGCAGCCATGAGGAGATTCATCGTGGCTGGCGCGATGTTGCCACCTGCGATAGCTCGTGACTTGCCGAGAACCTTAACCTCAACAGAGTCACCTGCTGAGCAAGCGCGCTGAGCGATACCCACGCAGTTAGTCTCATCTTCTGAGTCTGTGATAGTGATCTTGCCAGCCACATTGACGGATACAAGAGCGAACTCGGTGATGGCCTCAGCCGCCACGAATGATAGTAAGTTGTCAGTATTAGCCATGATTAAACTCCCATAGCTTTGGTGTAGTAGTCAGGATTCTCAGCGCGGAAGATGTCAATAGCTTCGCTATAGGTCACGCCCTTCTCTTTCTTAAGAGCCAAGATGGCCTCATTGAGACTCTGGCGGCTGATCTCTTCACCGCTCGCGCCGTGTCCGACCTCGCCGAGAGGTACAACAGAAGAGGCGGCGCGCTCGCTAAAGAACTGCCAGAACTCAGGCTGAGACTGTCGGAGATCCCAAGCCTTCCCTGCAACAGTCTGATCTGCTGGTGAGATCTTGCCCTCATTGAGAAGAGAGCTAACAGCCTCTCGACGCTGGCTAGCGTCACGCTCAGCGGTGAGCTCTGCGATTGACTCGCGAAGTAGAGCGACCTCAGAGAGGAGGTTTACGTCAGCCTCGACGCTCTCGCTCATCTTCTGATAGCCCATCTTCTTCTCTTTGTCTTCGTCTTCGGCCTTGAGCTCAGCCTTCTCGTCTTCAGCCTTCATCTCAGCCTTGTCGTCCTCATCGGACTTCTCAGCTTTGATGTTGGCCTCTGCGTCTTCTTTCATTGACTTGATCTGTTGCTCAAGCTCCTTGACCATCTCGTCTTTCGCGGCGAGCATGGCGCGGAGCTCCTCAACTGACATTGACTCAAGATTGTCCATCTCTAGCCTTTCATTAAGGGTTACTCGGTCGATCCGGTCATGTGACTGCGCCGGCCGAGGGGTTAGGGTGACGGCGAGAAGCTGAGCAGTTCCGATCTGCTCCCCACCTGATCTGTTGAATACATCACCGGTGATGAACTCAGGACTAGACCACAACACTCCACCCGCCTCAGAGACGACGGTTAAACCGCGCTCGTTATAGGCTGGCGTTGCATAGAGGCCATCGTCTCTCAGCTCTAGATCAACGATGAGGCCGAGCGCATTACCTGACTCAGGGGGCGCTGGCGGTCCACCGTTAAATGGTGATGTTGCGTGCTGCCAGTCTATGATCACTGGGTCAGCGTCACGACGCTCCTGATATACTCGGATCATCTCACGTAGCATATCCACGTCTATCTCTTTGCCGATGGCCTCACCGCTCATGCGTGAGCTCACTTGACCAAGAGAGAGCGTCTTGAATGGTCGGCCGATGGTGAGACCATCTGGCACGTCATAGCTAGGAGCCTCAGAGAGCTGAATAGCTTCACCGTAGGCCCTGAGGGATTGAGCTTTATTATCTGCTGTGTCCATCTGCTTAACTATCTTTCTAGCCCATGCAAAGCCAGCATCACCGCCCCACCCGTTCCAAGCTTGCCAGCCCTTCCCTTGGTCATCCCAAGTAGAGCCCTGCTTATCGACCTCATGGCGCGTGAAGTAAGCGAGCATACGCTTGACGGTATCAGGTGAGAGTTGCTTGCCTGCTTTGAGGTCACGAGCTCGAGCGATCCCTACAGGGGTCATCCCGCGCTGTGACTCTGGCTTATCAGCCCTAACCTCAAGCGCTCGCTCAGCCGCGTCTCTAACGCCCTGAGGTGGGGTGAAGTCGATATGACTATACTTATCAGGGATGTTGAGGAGCTCGGCTTTAGCCTCTGCCTCACGTCGCTGAGGGTGACCCTTAGGTAATAAGTCTAAGTCACCTGTGTACGCTTTCTTACGCTGACCTGTGGCGACGAGCTTTAGGAACGTCTTGACGCGAGCAAGCGCCCAACCATTTCGCGTCATCCCTGGCCGATGAGAGACACTGAAAGCACCCGCGCCACGTCTAAACACAGCCTTAAGTGTGCCGAGATCTACGCGCCGAGATGCCTTGGTGAATCGAGCGTTATGAGTGTCGCGCATATTCTCAAGAGCTTTGGTGGCTTGCTCGCCGATCTCGATACCACCACGCGCGCCTGAGGCTGAGCCCTTGGGATTCTTGGCGCTACCTGTGCGCCGATCCTTCTTAGGGGCTGGCGTCTGTGCCTTGGTCCTCTTACGCTTTGCCATCTCGACGCCTCCTGATGAGCTGCTCAGTTAATGCCGATACACCACCACCACCACCAACGGTCGAGACTCTAGCCATCGGTGAGCGCTGAGCGTCTTCAGGGAGCTCACCCGCGCCAAGCCTCTCTCTGATAGCTCGCTCTAACTCATCATCAGGAGTAATGAGCCCAGACTGCACTAGACCTGGCAACATGCCGAGCGAGTCAGCTAGGTCGTCAGTGTCGAGTCCTGTATGCGTGAGCTTGGGTAACTTCGATGGATCGACTGATCCATAGTTCCAACGGATCAAGCGCCCAATAGTTCCCGCTCCTCTACGGTCGGTGCCACTGACAGCAGAGGCCACGATGTCACAGAGGTTGATGGCTGCACGTCGGAACACTGAGAGATGAATCTCACCAACAGATCGAGCGCCTGTCTCAGTATTGCCAAGGTCAGCGAACTGAGTGAGGAAAGCAGCGGCGATCTGTGAATCACACTTAGTAATGATATTGATGGGGCCATCTGCGTAGAGGTTGGGAGTAGCCGCGTAAGTGTCGAACTTGACAGCGGCGTTCTCGACCAGATAGCTCTGCTCAGCGCTGATGAACGCCTGAGCTTGACCCTCAGCATCATCAATCATGGCGTCGATGTCACCATCACTTAGGCCGAGCGCCTCAGCTTGTGAGCGGTCAACCACCACCTTAGGAGATGGAACCGCCCAACGGTCGAGACCAA